GCCAACTTCGTAACCACAACGCCCTCCAGGTCAATCAAATCTGTGCTCAACACGACATCCCGAAACAAGTCAGCCACTTCAGAAGCGGTCAACGAGTACCTTTCTATGCAAAAAGCGTTGAAGTCATACTCACACAGAACCTCAGAAACCTTGATCTTCTGAGTAATGTTCCGGAGAGTGACTCCAGCAGCTTTCGCATTCCAGGATACCTCAACATCAAAATCACCCTTGATTGGTTTCTTGGCTTGAACCAAAGGGAAATGATGCTTGAAGCGTTCGAGAAAGATGTCGCGAATGAGTGGTAGGTAACGAAACTCGTAGGCGTAACCGACGGATTTGCATGCCATGTACAGGTCATCGCAAACCGCCTGATTCTTGTTGGCTCTCATGTTAAACCTGCCAAGAGCTTTACCCAAAATGGGGACCGTGAGGTGCTTACTGCTGGCATGAGGAACAAAGAACCGACTAAGAAACGTGGCCGTCCAAAGACGGTCGTGGCGAATGACCTTGGCTTCCATTTGGGCCTCTGCCGCAATGGAAGTGTAAATTTTCTGGACATAACGCACACGGCCGCTAATTCTGGCCAACATGTCATCACCTAAGAGCAGAGCGTCACACGAGCGAGGTTTGGTTCTCATCAAAAAAGAATACAGGATGCAAGCATTCCAAAAGGTGTTCCGGAACGTAGTGTCCGTTGCACCAGTTGGAAGTTGGTACTTCAAGTTGGCCTTGATGCCATGCTTGGAGTTGCGCACAGAAAATTCATTCGTTTTCAGATGAAGACGAATAAACCATTCAGGGCAACCAAGCACACGCATCATGGACGACTCAAGGAGCTGAACATCACTGCATTGAAATTTGTCATTCGACGAGAAATCGGCTTCCGTGTAAAACTCGTCATCGTCTCCCCTGGATTCGATATATGGCACGTACTGACAAGGTGTTTTCCGGTATGAACTGTGAAACCTGTAGGGTCCCTTCATGCCTTCAAGGCAATGGTCAAGACGTCTCATGAGCTCATTGAAAATGGGCCCAGAAATTGCGTTATAGACGTCCGACCCCTTGAAAATGACACGGGGGGCCCAGTTTGGCTTGTGCCCAACAAGCAAAGTCTCAACTTTAACGAAAATCTCCTTCGAGGTGTAATCGCTCAAATTGCAAGAAGTGAGTCCTTGAAGGGCAAGCAACATGCGGTTTTTCTTTTCTGTCCCAAATTTGGATAGCCAGGCTTCGAAAAGATGTGATGTCCATTCAAATGGAATGAGAGGCTCAGGGCAGATCACCTCAACAAGCTTGTTAGCTGAATCAACAATGTGTGGCGTGGCACGTTTTGCACTAAAGTAATTGCACCGCTTGCGGAAAGCGGCGATAGTGTTGTGCCAGCCGTTATCAGGTACAACTGGATGCAAATGGCGCAGCAAAGGTCCGCATTGCTGCGCGATTTCAAAGCTTTGAGTGCAAGCTTTTGGCAATCGCATCCTCACGCCCTCAATTGGTGCAATGAGGGGGTTGGCTATCTGATGGTATTGAGAAGTTGATTCTACATGTTGGTAGCGATGGGGCCCTCGGAGCATG